TTAATGAGTTTGTTAACAATTTGTGTAATGAGTGGTGGAGGAACAGCATTACCAATTTGTTTAATTTTATCTTTTGTAGACCCATAAAGTTTAAAATCTGCTGGGAATCCTTGAATTTGCTTAAGTTCATCTGGTAAAATACATCTGATGTAGTAACCATTTTTATTTTGGAGAGGAACAAATAGTCTAGGTTGATGGTCGTATGAACATATAATTGTTTTACTAGGATTTCTGATATCAATAATTTCAGCATGAATAGGAGAATCACGCTTTGAGAATGAAAGCATATTTGGATGAACTTTATCATCATATTCTTGATTTCTAGTTTTAGCTTTTAGTCGTAAGTAAGGATGAATATCTTGTGGGACTTCATTATCACTATTATTTAAATTTTTAAGAATACATTCATCTGGAATGGTTGTCATATCAAAGTCATCTGGTTCAATTTTAATAGCTCCTTTCATATCAAATTGAATAATATTTTGAAGATTGGGTAAATTAGTTTTACCATTATTCAAAGGTTCAGGGAATGTATATGTTTGATTTAAATCTTTTCTGATTCCCACATATACTAATCTTTTACGAAGTTGAGGGACACCGTATTTAACAGTATGGCACACTTGATAAGTGACATTATAACCGATATCATCAAATTCTTTGACAATAACATCAATATAATTTTCCCCAGTTGCTGTTTTTCTACTGAGTAATCCGTCAACATTTTCACCAATAATATATTTTGGTTTAACTAGTCTACATACACGAGCAAATTCACGGAATAAAGTGTTACGAGGATCGTCAGGTAATTTCTTACCCCCATTTGAAAAGCCCTGACAAGGATGCCCCGCAAAGATCAAGTCAACCTTATCTTTATATTCAGAGAATATTTCATCAGGAATAACCTGAATATTAATCTTGTCCTTGGCTTTTTTTTGTGTAGGGTCTTGAATAAGAATAGAATCTGGAAAATTTTCTAGATGTGAATTAACAGCAGCTTTATCAAATTCATTAAACGCAATAATATCAAATCCAGCTTTCTGGATACCTAGAGAATCGCCTCCCATTCCTGAAAATAAACTGATAGCTGTAGGTTTTGAACTCATCTTAATTATAATATTGAATATGTTTTAATATATTTAACATATTCAATTTTTAATTTAATTCAATAATATTGAGATTTTGAGAATGTATTGTAGAATTAACATATTTATCATAAAAATAATCATACAAGAGTTTATTTTCTTTAATGAGTTTCTCTCTTTTATTAATTTCTTGTCTGACATTTTCATTGGAAATAGAATTAGTATTCCAATATTCTAAGGAGAATGGATTAACGATTTTTCGTTTAGATTCTTGTAACTGATTTTTGATCAATGTTATACTAAATTCTATGGCTTTGATATCAATATCGTATCCAATATATTTGAGATATAAATAGTCATTGAGGTCAAATATAAGTTTATAATTGATAGGGAGTTCACTTTTATGTATTTTTCTCAATTTTTTAAGCAAAGAAACAGGTAAGAATTTATTAATAGTATAAATCATATCATAAGGCATACGATTAAGTTGTCGAATAATGATATCTTCATCGATCATAATTAGTAAAAAAAGGTATTTTTAAACTAAAATATAGTGATAATATAGAACATTAAAAAGGGCACTAAAAAAAGAGAACTTTATAACAAATAAATGTAAATTATTCTAAGAAAACTTGTGGACCATTTTCATTTTGGGGATATAAATTCCAAAATGCCTTATATAAAAGATATGTTTCTTCTTTATTAAATGATTGGCACCAAGAATGAGGTAAAAGTTTTCTATTTTTCCATCTGAGTTGTTTAATGTTATCATTTGCGTCTAGATGATAATTGTTTTCCAAATCAATACAAAATCCTCCTTCGACTCTATCTAGATTATAAATAGGTTTCCAATCATCTGGTTTATTTTGATTATAATAGTCGCATACATTTTTATAGTTAATAGTATCCATTGTAACTCGAATGTAACCTGATTTAAACTCGTCCATATTATATAATAATTACTATAATATGAATAATAATAACTTCAATTTTAAATAGATAATTGAATAATATTAAATAAATAATTAGATATATATTAATGAATTGTTTTGAGTTATTTGCTGGGTGTGGTGGATTAGGGTATGGATTTCATAAAGAAGGTTTTAATATAGTAGCGTGTAATGAACTGGATGGTAGTATAGCTGAAACATATAAAGAAAATTTTGATAATACAAAGGTGATTGTAGGGGATATAACCAAAGGTTCAATAAAAAAGGAAGTATATGATAATTTTAAAGATAAGAATTGTGATATTATTCTAGGAGGTCCACCTTGTGTGGCGTATTCAATGGCAGGACACCGTAACTCACGAGATCCAAGAGGTCAATTATTTAAAGAATATATAGAAGTTGTTAAAAAATTGAAACCAAAGGTATTTGTTATGGAGAATGTGAAAGGTATATTGACAATACTACATGATAAACCGAAATTATCAAAGAAGGAGAGAGAAATAGCTGATAAATATTATGAATTAGAGGCTGAAAAGATAAATATAATAGCCAAGAAAAAGGTATTATCGTCAAAAAGCGAGGAAGATATTGAAGGATACTCTGATATAGTAAATACAAATAATGCTGACTTGAAGGATGTAAATAGAAAAATAAAAATAATGGAGAAAGAAGTTCATATATTTAGAATGAAAGTAACAGATATAATAAAAAATACATTTCAAGAGATAGGATATAATGTGGATATGAAATTATTAAATTCCGCTGATTATGGAGTACCGCAGAAAAGAGAGAGAGTAATATTTATTGGAACAAGAAAGGATATAAAAAAGGAGATATCCTTTCCAGTAGCCACACATAATAAAGAAGGGAGTGATGGTAAGAAGAAATGGGTAAGTGTAAGAGAGGCAATAGATGATTTAAAGGAGAAAAAAGAGGATGTAGATAATCTTCAACATATATTTACAGTTCACAGTTCTGATTTTGTTGAAAAGATAAAGAATACTCCTATAGGAAAGAGTGTAAATCCCAAATATACAGAGGCGTTTTATAGATGTAATCCAGATGAGCCATCAAATACAGTGAAAGAGAATCACGGTGGTGTTTTTGTTCATTACGAGAAGAATAGAGTAATGACACCTAGGGAATTAGCTAGACTTCAAAGTTTTCCAGACGATTTCAAGTTTAAGGGGAAAAAAACGAAGATGTTAGTTCAATTAGGGAATGCGGTTCCTTGTGGACTGTCTCAAGCGATTGCGAAAGAGATAAAAAAAATAGTTTCCTAGATATAATGTAGATATATTAATCCACTATTTTAGTTCCACTATTGTCCCACCATCATATGGGAGGCAAAGACCTTTAATTAATTAATTCTAACTTCCAATTACTTATTGATTGTATTATTAAATTACTATTAAATGAGTTTACTAAGGCATTTTTCCCTTTCCATTCACCAAATATAATCCATTCATTTGGATCCTTCGTATATACACTATTTCCATCATCAAAAATTCTTATTTTATATATATTTTGAAAATTTGGTACTACAAATACCCAGTCTTCGTTTATTAGTTGTTCTGATAATGTGTCCATATTACTTTACTTTTACTGATTTAAATTGATTTAAATTGATTTCAATTTTTTAAATAAGTAAAAGAATTTAATCATAAAAATATTATTACGAGCTGTAAAAAGAGAACTAAAAATAAAGCACTAAAATAAAAAATTGAAGTGCTAATTTTTTATCTTAATTAATACATAAGTAAGTAATATGAGTGATAACCCAAGTAAAATTAAGATGCCTTTTATTGGAGCACAGCATAGTAGGTCAAAAATAAAACAAGCAAGAAATAATAATTATACATTTCATAATTGTTTGAATGAATTAATTGATTATCCTATTTTAAAAGCAAACAATATTGAAATTTCAACAACAATAACGGATAATACTTTATATAAATTATCAATAGCAGATGATTGTGAAGAAGGATTTAAAAATTTATTGAATGAGGGGTCCAATAATCCTTTTAATTTTGGTCATGAAATGGTAGATCATGATAATGACGAATGTATTTCTGAATTTGGAACAGGAATGAAGCAATCAGCAGTTTCTACAGGAAATAAACTTACTGTTTATACAAAGGTAGATAATATATGTTACAAGATTGTATTTGAATTTCCGGTAATGATTAAAAAAATTAAGGTAGATGAATCCTATAATCCTACTGAATTTGAAGAAATATCCGAAGAAATATATAGAAAATATCATAGATTTAATACAGGTTCAACTTTAATTATTGAAGAAATATTACCAGATGTATTATCCTCGTCATCAATTACAAATTTAGATAGAGAATTACAAGAATCTATTCAGAAAACATATAGTAAAATTTTATTAGAAAAGAAAGATGGATTAAAATTGTGTTTGAATAATCAGATGATAGAAGGATTAGAAAGCGTATTTACAAAAGACAATTGTTTGCCATTTACAGTCAGCTTCAACTTTCTAGTAAAAAAAGGTCTAGATGATAAGCCAGTATTTTTAGAACATAATATCATAGATAATAAATATAGAAAGTTAAAACCAGATACAGGAAAATATTGTCAGATTAAAGGTTCAGAGTTAACTAATATTCTTAAATTAGAAAACCATTTTATAACAGGACATATGGATAAAAATGGAACAATGGTTAAATTTAGAGGGACAGCAACTCAATTCTTAGATGAGATGAGTAATAAAGATCCAAAGTTACCAAAAGGAGAATTATTAATTTATAAACTGAATAGATACCATGGAAGTATACCAGATGATGCTACAAATGGAGTAAAAAATTATGTAGCAATGGAGATGGAATATAAAAGTAAAGAGTTGGGGAAATTATTTGGTTCTAATTATAATAAAACAATTAACTTTAGAACGGACAATGAATTTACAAAAGCAGTTAAACAATTAAAAAATGAACTAGCTGGTTCTCTAGCGTATGATACATCTACCAAAAAAGCTTGGAAGGCATATGAGAAAGCGATAGAGTTCGGAATAGATGTTCATGACAGCAAGATTCCTGAGAAATATAAAAATAAAAAAGTTGATGAACATCAAGAGGAAGAGGAAGAGGAACAAAAAGAGGAAGAGGAAGAGGAACAAAAAGAGGAAGAGGAAGAGGAACAAAAAGAGGAAGAGGAAGAGGAACAAAAAGAGGAAGAGGAAGAGGAACAAAAAGAGGAAGAGGAAGAGGATTTTGGAATGGATAACGAACAAGTAGAAGATTTAATAAAGAAAGAGGCTGCTACCGTCAAGAAGGAAGTAGATGAAACTACGGAAGAAGAATCTGACGAGCATGGAAAAAATAATTGTGAATTATGCGATGATGAGGACATATGTGATGAGGAAGCATCTCAGGAGGAGGAAGTCGTTAATAATATTGAATTAAATATTAGTAACCCAAAGACAAAACACATAGGCGAAGGAATTCAAACAAAACAAACTAAAAAAAATGTTGAAATTATTCTAAACGAGTTAATTCCAAGTAAAATGAAGGAACTTACAGGAAATAATTTAAAGCGCCAATCGTATGAATATCGATGCTGTAAATGTTTAGAAGATATGTGTATGGAAGGTCTTCATAAACAATGCGGTAAATTCGATCATCACTATGAGATGGCATATAAGTGTGGATATGAATTTATGAGGGAGCAATATTATAAGGTAATTGAAAACAAACATCCAGAATATGAAGTTGTTGGCGGATCAACATTAACTGAATTCGTAAAATCATTCTTACATCATTGAAGGTTTAATAATGTAAACAAGTAAGATCTTTAAAAAGAGAACTAAAAATAAAGCACTACTACATATGAAGGGGGTAAATAAGGGTTAAAAATAATGAGTTGTTTTAGATAGATGTAGTAAATTTTACTTTTCACTTTTTTTTCAGAGTACATTTGGATTTTAAAAAAAACACACAATATTTTTGTGTTGAATTTTGAAATATGGAATATAGAATGAAAAAAACGGTAAAAAAGTGATTTAGACCATAAAGGTAAGAAACCGATTTCAAGAAAAATTCCATTTGTGACTGTACTTTTTTCGTGGATTTGCGCTGATATTTAGGCGATTTTTTTGTAACCCTAATATAGAGTTACAATGGATTACATTTTGTCGCCGAAAATCGCCAAGAAATATTATTGCGAAACATGTGACTATAGATGTAGTAAAGAAAGTGATTACAATAAACACTTAATGACACGAAAACATAAAAAGAGTTACTGTGGAGTTACAATGGATGACAATGATGTAAAAAAAAACATCGAATATGAATGTGAATGTGGCAATATCTACAAACACCGTCAAGGTTTATGGAAACACAAAAAGAAGTGCTCCATTGGTCAAGGGGGAAACAATAATAAATTGCCAGAATTTGATATAGACAAAGATTTTTTGATAAAGATGCTTTTGAAAAATCAAGATGTCATGGAAAAACTCGCGGAGGCGATGCCCCACTTGGGTAATAATTCCCACAATACAAATAGTCTCAACACTACCAATAATCAATTCAATATCCAAATGTTTTTAAATGAGCATTGTAAGAATGCCATGAATTTGACGGATTTTATACAATCATTGCCGATAACTGCCGAAACATACGATAGTACCATAGAGAATGGATTAACAAAGACGATAACAAATATGATGGTGAATGGACTGAAGGATTTGGATATATTAAAACGACCAATACATTGTACAGATGTATCTCGAAAGACATTGTATGTAAAAGATTCAGATAAGTGGGAAAAGGATAATGAGCTACTACATATGCTCAAGGGG